AAGGTCATGCAAGAACAGGAATGGGACGTGGAGCGGTTCATCATGGAGTTTGGGAGGAATTACTTATGAGGAGCATAGTTGGTGACGTGATAGAGATCCCGGTGACTGCAGGGCATAGGCTTTGCAATATCTGCGAGGAAGAAATGTCCGAGTGGTTTGAGATTATTTCTATTCCGGGAATGTCCATTGATGGAGATAGAGAAGAAGTGAAAAAGATACTTGCCAGGGCATTCACCATGCAGCTATGCGTGAAGTGCCAGTACAAGATGCTGCAGCCATTTATGGCCGAGGATATCTTCAAAGACATGGTGGCGATGAAAGGACCCGGCCAGGAAGAAGGGAGCGGGACGGATGAGAAAGGATAAATACATCCGAGTGTCTACCGCAATGGGAGTGGTGCTGACCGGAGGTTGCGGAGAGTGCAAGATGCAAAGGCCCGTCGCAAGGCCGAAGCGGAGCGGGACAGATGTTTAATTTTAAACCTTGTCCGAGTTGCCACATTACACACAGGCCGTATTTGTTTTACGGCAGACGCTTTGGTGGTTGGCGTTCAGCACTCCAGTGTTCTCATGCAAGCTGTGATTTTGTGGTCAAAGCGTGGGGACTGACTCTTGAAGGTGCGAAGCGCAGAGCAGTTAAAAAGTGGAACAGGAGAGCAGAAGGGAGCGGAACATGACATACGAAGAATTCAAGAAACACGCTGAACATGAAATTGATGCGGCAATTCTCACAGAGAAGAACCGACTTTTGAACCTTGTCAATTTTGCATGGGGAGAGGGAAAAAGACACGCCGAAGTAGAAGCGTTAAGTGCAATTCTCAAGGAAGCTCTCGATGCAAGGGAAGGGAGCAACACATGAATGACTACACATACTGCTCTGACTGGAGAGAGACTTGCCCCAAGTCTTGCTTCAGAGCGGAGATTACAGACAATATGCGGCCATTGAAAGTTGGCGAGGAATATTCCTTCGCACATTTCAAAGGCACTGACGAGTGCGTTCTGACGCATGGAGACATCATCAGAAGGATGTCGAACAACGAGATTGCAACGCTGTTGTATTGCGTTCACAAGGATGCGAGGGCGGTCTATACCGGTGAACAACGAAGGTATATGTACCCTTCCAATGGGGCAGACTGGAAGGAATGGGTGAACCGAAGCGGACGGTATTCGCAGAAAGGAGAAACACCATGAGCATGATCCAGTATATGCTTGACGAGCTACACGGGACTTTTGAAGAGAACTACTTTCCGGGAAACATTTTTTATAAAGGACCGAAAGGCAAGGAGACCGAAAAAGAAGGAGAGGAGGAAACATGAGCAGGACAAGCAATAAATACTTTGACACTGAGCAATGCCCGCGCTGCAAAAGCCGGAGAGTTGAGGTACATGATGAACCGGGAGACATTCCGTATTATGAGTGCTTGGACTGCGGGATCTGCTGGGATGGCAGCGAAACACCGGAGAATGTAGTCAGGCCATACGGAGACATTCAGAGATAAAAGATTGAAACAGGGGAGTGCCTGGCGCTCCCATGTTTGAGTCTTTTATACATATTAAATTCGCGCACGCGCGTGCGCGAATGCAGCCTTGTAAGGCATCATAAGTTATGGACATGGCAGGAGATAGAATGGGAACAATGTACGGGTGCTTCAAGTGAGCGCATCCGTACATCCGCTGGATGGACGGGAGGATACCATGCGAAAGTACAGAGGCAGGACATTCATACGCGAGAGGGTCCATGTGTGCGGAGACTACCTGGACACTGAAGTATATCCAGTCTATCAGCAGGCCGGCAAGAGAAGAAAGAAGTGTAAACCGACAACAGAGATTCAGGCAAAGCTCAATCAGAAGAATGCAGAGCGTCGGTTGATCCGGCTGGTCCATGCCAACTTCAACGAGAAAGACCTGGCCATTGGCCTGAGCTATGACCAAGATCATCTGCCTGAGTCCGTGGATGCGGCTAAAAAAGAATTGCAGAAATTCCTCCGTTCACTCAGAGCGGAGTACAAGAAGCATGGAAAAGAACTGAAGTATATCTCAACAACGGAAAAGGGAAAGACTACAAACCGGATTCACCATCATCTGATCCTTTCAGGTGGTGTAGATCGTGATGCAATCGAAAAGCTGTGGGGCCGTGGGTATGCGAACACAAAGCGGCTGCAGTTTGGTAAGACAGGCGTAGCTGGACTGGCCGTGTATATGGTGAAGGGGCAGATCGATTATCGTCGATACAACTGCTCCCGGAATCTGCTGCGGCCTGTGCCTGCAGAGTATGACGGAAGGATGGGAATAAAAGACCAGCTGGAGTTGGCAGACATGGTAGAGAAGGGAACCATCTACGCAGAAATGGAGCGGGTATATCCTGACTTCATCTGCGTAGAAGCGGAATGTACCAGGAACGAAGTAAATGGAGGGACGTACATCAGGATCTTTATGAGGAGGCGACGAGAATAAAAACGGAAGTCATATTCAGTAGCAAAGGAATGTCATGGGAAACACCGCAAGCTCTGTTTGATGAGCTGGACCGGGAGTTTCACTTTACGCTGGACGTGGCTGCAGATAGAGACAATGCTAAGTGTGAAAAATATTTCACGGCACAGGATGACGGTCTCCGTCAAAGCTGGGGAGGTGAAAGAGTCTGGCTGAATCCTCCGTATGGCCGTGGGATAAAGAAATGGATGCGTAAGGCATATCAAGAAGGGCAGAAACCGGGAACGATAATCGTCGCCCTTGTGTTCGCCAGGACGGACACAGAATGGTTTCATGAGTACGTTTATCACAAAGCTGAGATCAGATTCCTCCGAGGAAGACTGCGATTTGGAAATGCAGAGAACAATGCGCCGGCACCGTCGATGCTTATCATATGGCGCGGACCGTCAAAGTGAGGGAACGATTATGGGCAAGAAGAAATTCAAGTGTGAATTGTACACCAACGAGGACAATTGTCCAACACAGGGGGCCTGCTCTGAATGCGGATGGAATCCAAAGGTTCATGCGGAGCGGGTGGATGAGCTGCGCCGGAAGGCAATACAGGGGGAGAGGATTCATGTTTCGGTACAAAAGCGGGATTCGCGTTCATTATAATCGCCAGGGGTATATCTATTTTGCATCACGATTGTACAGTGAAATGCCTCCTGATGCACAGAAAAAGATAGAGAAGCTATGCTATGATGCAGCCGGACCACAGTATTGCTGCGCCCTTCTGGAGTTTGTCAGCACAGATGCGGATGCAACATACATAGAACGCAAGCACCATCTGTCCAGGAGTACACTGTACAGATGCGTGCGACAATATTACGAACGTTTTCCAAGAAAGCTATAGATCGAGAGGACCATGCCGGTCCTCTCTTTTTTTATGTTGGCACGTCGTAACATAGTAATTATGTTAACCTATGGGCGAAAATCGAGTTAACATAATTTTTTCCACCGAAAACGCGGGTGTGCGTGCGAACAACAGAAATCGTGCGCCCATGCGCGGGAACATCTATGTCGGCACACATAATTTACGGAGATTTGTTGGAGGCGTCATGAAGAAAAAGGACAATGAGAAGCTGCGAAAGTGGCAGAACCTATACAAACAGGCGCTGGCCAAGTATCAGACCGAGCTGGATGAAATGGATTCCAGGGAAAAGCTGTACGCAGGATCCGAATCCATCAAGCAGATTACCTGCCGTGATTTCAAGCGCGAGACAAAGCACGTCAGAAACATCACGGCAGAGATCATAGAGGCCCAGGTCAACAGCACGATTCCGCAGCCTAAAGTCACAGCCAGAAGAAAAGCAGACGAACATCTGGCGACGATCATCGAGGATATGCTTCGCAACGAGATCAACCGTCTGCCGTTTGAGGTCATGAACGACATCAACTCCAGGACCGTCCCTATCCAGGGCGGCGCCTTCTACCATGTTGAGTGGGATGAGAGTCAGCGCACGCCCGTCACATCCGGTGAGCTGTGCGTATCGACAAGGCATCCGAAGTCTGTGATCCCACAGCCGGGAGTGACCACGTCCATTGAGGACATGGACTATATCTTCCTTGAGATCCCGCAGACGAGGGAGTACATCCTTCAGAAGTACGGCATTGACGTATATAGGGAATCCGAGGAACGGCCGGACATTCGCGGCACAGAGGTTGAGGAAGCACCTGAAATGGTGACGCAGATCATCTGCTATTTCCGCAATGACAAGGGTGGCATCGGCAAATTCAGCTGGGTCGGAGACAAAGTCATTGAGGACCTGGACAACTATCAAAAGCGGAGAGTCAGGCGATGCGTGAAATGTGGCGCTCTGGAACCGCTGGAGGCAATGGAGAATGCGATTCCTAAAGGGGATGACATGGACCCGAACCTGGAGGAAATGCGATTCCTGAAGGCCACGAAGCCCAGGAGCGGGAGCGGCAAGGTTGTCTGTCCTTACTGCGGAGCATCCAAGTGGGAAGAACAGGAAAATGATTTTGAGGAGCTGCAGGAACCGCTCAACCTGTCGGATGGTTCCGTCATTGCACCGAATGATGAATGGGAGGAACCGACCGGGACCTTCGACGAGCTGACAGGCAGGGAGATCCTGAAGCATCGAGTAGAACCGAGACGCATCCCATACTTTGAACCGAATATGTATCCCATCGTGCTGGTGAAGAACACCAGCATCCACGGCAAGTTCCTGGGATCCTCTGACGTAGACTTCATCAGCTACCAGCAGAACACGACGAACCGGCTGGCAGCAAAGGTGTGCGACAAGCTCATGAAGTCCGGGTCTTACATCACGCTGCCTCCTGATGCGAGGCTGAAAGAGAACGGAGAGGACGGGAAGATTATCCGCCTGACGAAGCCGAATGAGAAGGACTACATCGGCGTGTTCGATATGGAGGCATCCATTGCTCAGGACATGGAGTACATGGAACACGTCTACCAGGAGGCCCGGCAGATCATCGGTGTGACGGACAGCTTCCAGGGACGAAACGATCCCACGGCCACGTCCGGCAGAGCAAAAGAATTCGCTGCAGCTCAGAGCGCAGGCCGTTTGGAATCCAAGCGGGTGATGCGGGATTCGGCATTCGCAGATATGTTCCGGCTGATGTTCCTTTGGAAGTTGGCATATGCGGATGAACCGAGGCCGGTCGTATCTCAGGATGCACAGGGCAACACAGTCTATTCGGAATTCAACCGATATGATTTCCTGCGGAAAGACGATGCCGGCAACTTCTATTGGTTGACGGACTTCATCTTTTCGACGGATGTCACAGCGCCTCTGGCCAACAACAGGCAGGCCATGTGGGAGGAGACGAGGGCAAACTTCCAGAGCGGTGCCTTTGGCCCACCGGAAGATCCGCAGACACGAATCATGTATTGGGGAAAGATGGCACAGCTGCATTATCCGGGAGCGGAGGATATCAAGACCGAGCTTCAGGAGGAGTATCAGCGCCAGCAGGAAATGATTGCCCAGCAGCAGGCAGAGCAGGCAGAGATTCAGCGACAGGCGCTGGAAGCTGCCAGAGCGGATGCTGCAGCGGCAAGCCAACAGGCACAGCCGGTACAGCCTGCACAGCAGGAAGATGGAATGCAGCTGCCTGACAATATGAGGATGGCAATCGAGAACATGGCGCGAGAGCAGGCCATGAAGGATGCCGGTATCAGTTAACTGTTCGCATGGCGATAGCGTTTTTAAAAATGCCAATCCAAAGAAAGGAGGGGAGACATATGGCTGAAACCAATCCGTATGCTGGTAAGATCAAGCACCAGGGTCCCCAGGAAGTAAAGGGTCCCTATGCCGAGACCGGCGATAAGGGCAAGGTTGTTGTCCATACCGGCAGCGACCTGCGGGCCGGCAAAGGCTGATCCCCGGAGCGGGGACACTTCGTGAGGCTGGCACGCATACCAGTCAAAATACGCAGGCAACGCGGAAAAATCCAAATCAGAAAGGAATGTTATGGCACAGGATCTATTTGAGGTTTACGGCGTGAAAGCACCGGAAGAACAACCCACACCGGAAGAACAACAGCCGGACGCCCAGGCTGAGGAAGCGGAGAAGGGCGTGCAGGATACTGCAGAACAGACCGGACAAAGCCGGGAAGAAAACTCCAAGTACGCAAAGGCCCGTCGCAAGGCCGAAGCGGAGCGGGACGCCGCCATTCAGGAGATCAATGAAAAGTGGGAAGGGCGTCTCAAGCGCATGGGGATCAAGAATCCCTACACAAAATCTGCCATTGAGACCTGGGAGGACTACGAAAAGTATGAGGCCCAGAAAGCAGAGAAGAAGAAGGAGCGCTTGATGAGCAAGCTCGACATGACGGATGAACAGTATCAGGAATTGGTAAACGACATCCCGGAAGTTGAGGAAGCCAAAGCGAAAACAGCAGAGGCGGAGAAGGTCCTGGAGCAAGACAGACAGCGCCAGATGCGTGAAATGGTGGAGCGGGAGGTCCGCAAGATTTCGGAATTGAATCCGAAGATCCAGAGCGCAGAAGATCTGGCTAAACTCGACCGATACGATCAAATCCTCCAGCTGGTTGACCGTGGCAACGAGATCTATGATGCATACCGTCTTGCCTATTTCGATGAGCTGGCATCCAAAGCAGGAAGTCAGAAGGCCATCAACCTGGCAGGCAAAGCTCACATGGGCAGGACCCAGAGCAGAGGCACCGGATCCTTGAGGGTGCCGGAGAACGTGATGAATCATTATCGGCAGCTTGTCCCGGATGCAACGGAGGAGCAGATCGTTGCTCACTACAATCGCATGATGCAATCTGCACCAGAAGAATAATACGAAAGGAGACATGATCCATGAAGGGTTTTATTCCCCATGCCGTAGACGGAAGTAACCGGGCGCAGGCCCTGGAATACTTCCCGGCATCTGCCATCACGCCCAAGAAGGGCATGGCGCTGTATTTCAGCAGCGGCCTGCTGGCCGCGTGTACCGGCACGACCAAGCCGGAATATATCTGTATGTATGAGGGTCCGACCCTCACCAGCGGCGACGTGATTCCTGTCATGAGGATCCTGCCGGACCGCATCTATGAGACTGCGTGGTCCACGACCGGCACGTCCATCAACGTAGGCCAGAAGGTGACCATTGCCGCCGACAGTCTGCGTATCACTGCGACCACGTCCTCCGGCGTTGCCGAGGTCGTGGGCAAAGCGGACACCGCTGCGGAAAACGATCCCGTGTTCGTGCGGTTTCCCTAATCTCTAAAGAAGGAGGAAAAATACAATGAGTGAAATTGTCTTTACCGAAGGCAGCGGCCTTAACAAATCTGTATACGGCGAACACCTGTATCCCATTCGTCTCCTTCTGGAGACGCAGGCGGAAGCGTATCAGGCACAGTCCATTCTCCCCCTGGTGTTCAACATGGAGACCAGCCAGAAGTGGGCCGAGTCTCTTGTTGCCATGACTTCCATGCAGGGACCCCTCCCCGTGGGTGAAGGCGGGGACTATCCGACCGATGGTATGCAGCAGGGGTTCGACAAGACCATCAAGCACATGACCTGGAAAACCCAGTTCGAAGTGACCGAGGAAATGGTCGAAGATTCCCAGAACCTGAACCTGCGCGGCGTACCGGAGGCCCAGATGAACGCATGGTATCGGACCAGAGAGCTGTTCGGTGCCAGAATGTTCGGTGAGGCCATGAAGGGCAACAGCACCTTCAAGATCGGCAAGCAGGCATTCAATACCCTGGGTGCCGATGGCAAGAGAGTCTTTGCCACGGACCACGGTTCCGCGACCGGCAGAGGTGCCTCCCAGACGAACCTGTTCTCCAATGATTTCAGTGCGGATGCTCTGACTGAAATGGAGACCAGAATGCATCTGTTCAAGGACGACAACGGCAACATCCTGAACGTCGCTCCCCGGACCATCGTCATCCCTGAGTATGGTCCTCTGAAGCAGGCCGTGTTTGCGGCCATCGGTGCCGATAAGGAACCGACGACCGGCAACAACGCATTCAACTTCCAGTACGGCAGATGGAACGTCGTGATCTGGCCGTACCTCAACCAGTTCATGCCTTCCGGCGATATGCCCTGGATGCTGCTGGATCCCAACTACAACAAGACCCGCATGGGTGCTGTGTGGTTCGACCGTAAGAAGCTCACCATCCGCCAGGAGATCGGCGGCAACGACAACCTAATCCACAAGCTCCGCGCCCGGTGGGGCGTTGGCTTCAACGACTGGAGATTCTGCGCGGTCGGCGGCATCACTGGCGGCACCGATATGTTCTCCTGAGAGGAGGGCATGACATGACTTACCCTAAAGATGCTACCAGGTTCAAAAACCTGCAGGTGACCGGTGAGCTTGAAGCAGCTACCCTGAAGGTTGCCACCGTGAGTGCGACGGGCGTGGCCGACATTACCAGGCCGACCGCAGCCGGCGATTCCTACAGCAAGGCGCAGCTCAAGACTGTTGTCGATGCTGTGGATGCAATCCTGACGCTGCTTGGCAAAGCCACGACCTGACAAAGCAAAGAGAACCCTGCCTCCGGGTGGGGTTCTTTTTATATTGGCACGTCGTAACATATAGATTATGTTAACCTACGAAAAGAATGAGGCAATAGCTTCTGATACGGAGCGGGAGGAGGACGGGATGAAACTCAAAGAAGTAATAGAAAACGTAAACGAGCTGAAGGAAAATGCGTTTTCGGAAAAGACTTTGACCAGATGGATCAATGCTTTGGAAGGAAGGATTCAGACCGAAGTGTTCCTCTTTGGTCCGAACAATATCACGAAGTATACCTGGGAGAACAACCAGGAGACGGATCTTTTTGTAAAAGAACCGTATGAAGAAATCTATGAGGACTATCTGCTGGCACGCATCGACCTGGCGAACGGAGAGTATGATAAGTATGCGAATTCGTTGGCCAAGTTTGAGGAAGTGTTCACTGCATTTACCGCATGGTTCATTATGAAATACCATCCGGCAGATACTCCATATGGAGGGAAATGCGAATGCGAGGGTTAAATTGCAGAGGCTGCAACGGACACTGCGACAAAGGACCGTATGTTACAGCCTATGAGATCGCAGTCAAGAACGGATTTGAGGGCAGCGAAAAGGAATGGATTGAGACGCTGCAGTCAGTCTATGTCACACAAGTGAAAGAGAAGGGCGCAATGGACTGGTCGTGTACCGATAAGTTTGCAGACCTGGTCGAATTGTCCAAGACTTTTGAGGTTCACCTGCTCACGCCGGAAGGACGCACAGCGTTCTGCAACGGCCTTATTACGGACGATACGACCGACCGCATCCGATTCCAAACACTGAGCTATTACGATGAAGATGTGGACGGGAACGTGTACGAAGTATATGAGCTGTATGCCAACGAGAACGGAACGTTCCTCCTGGCAGATGCCTATGCGCCGGGACTGGATTCCATCACAAAGGAAATGCTGTCCAGCCAAGTCACGAACGAACTTGACGGGGCGCTGCAGAAATCCGACCAGGCAACACG